CCCCCGGCAATCGATCCCGCTTCCCGGCGTCGGTTATGATTTTGCTTTTCGGGCCGATAGCTCAGCTGGGAGAGCGCTGCGTTCGCAATGCAGAGGTCGGGAGTTCGATCCTCCTTCGGTCCACCACCATTCAGCGCCCAACCGTTCTCGGTTGGGCGTTTTCGTTTTCGGGTTCCGCGACACCACGCGGGGTTCAGGCCGGTTCTGCGTGTGCTGCGCGTTGAAGCAACACCACCCGAAAGTCGCCCAGTTCGACTCTTTCTTGCCCTCTCTTCTCTCAAAACCGGCGCCAACTTCTTCGCCACAGCACACGCAGACGGCCTTGCGCGTCAACGACTTGGGCGTGCGTCACTGCCATCGGTTGTCCATCGCGCTTGGATGGGCAAAACATCAAGCCTGCGCGAGGCTCGACGCTGCAGCACAGGGCATGGCGTACAGGCCCGCGCGCTTGTGCGTGACCACGAGCTCACGGTAGGCAAAGAGCGGCCCTTCGGCCTCGGGCTTGCCCTTGTCGCGCGCCTTGACCTTGAATACGTCAATGGGCTTGTCACTGTCGAGCCCGGCGCGCTGCATGACCTGTTCGGCGGTGCGGGGCTCGCCCTTGAACGACCACAGCGCGCGAAACACAGCCGCCTGCCCGTCGGTGCAGCGGATCGGGTGCCCCTCCTCGCCGGGCAACGTCACCCACTTGAAGTCGGCCGAGAACGGCCCGTGGACCGGCATTGTCGGATCGTCCGCCTGCACAGGGCTCCGCTCACCAGGTGCGCCGATGAACGAGATGCCGCCGCCGTAGAAGGCGAACCGATCCTCCAGCGCCAGCCACTCCACGCCCGCCCCGAAAGGGGCTCCACGCGTCTCGCGGGGCTTCGGCGTGATCACCCGGATGTCGGCACTGGCCACGCGCACCCGCTCCAGCAGCGCTGGCTCGCGCCACAGACGAACGATGTCGCGTGCAAGCAGCACCGGCGAGCGCCGTGAGTCACCCAGCCGCCAAACGCCGCCGCCGAGATCGTCGACGCCATCGCGGCTCTCGATCTCCAGCGCGAGACGCAGCTTCTGGCGCAGCCAATCCTCGTCCAGCACCAGCGCGGCCACGTCGTCGTCCGTGACCGTCACCGGACCGCACTCCGGACAATGACAGGTGCGCCCGCCGCGTCCGTTGCCCCAGACCTGCGCCCGCTGCTGCTGGCAGTACGGGCAGAGCACGAATCGCTGGTCCAGCGCAGCCGGCCGCACGGCGCGCCCAAGGGCGGGCAAGGCGCCGATCTCGCCGGGTGACAGCGATGCGCGCAGCACCGGAGTGCCGCCCGCAAACAGACGGCACACCAGAGCCCATGCGTCGTGCGTCGCCACCGGTCAGTCCTCGTACACCGGCTGCTGGTTCGCCGTGCCGGTTTCCGGCGGTGCCTCCTGGGCGCTGAGCGTCTGCCCGGCCTGCAGGATGCCCAGGTCGACGAGGTAGCCCTCCAGCTTCGCCTGCAGCGCCGCGTCGAACTTGTGTAGGTTGAGGCGGCCGCGGCGCGTCACTTCCACCGTGATCACCTTCGAGCGCGACTTGCCGATCTCGGGCGGGTAGTACAGGTTGATGCGTGCCGCCGTGACGAGCCAGCCGCGGGTCAGCGGGTCCTCGCCGGGGAAGTACTCCTGCAGCAGATCAGTGACGCACCGCTGCTCGCTGGAGGCCATCGCCGTGCAGTCCAGCTTCAGAGCGGAGTCCGGGCTCAGCACCGAGATCGACTTGACCTGCATGGCCACGAACCCGTCCTCGACCGCCTTGGGCACGTTGAAGCCCAGGCGCAACACTGACAAGTCCAGCGTCGGCGGCTGGATGCGGTGCGGCTCCACCTTGACGCCCAGCAGGTGCTCCGCGAACGCATCGACCAGCATCTGGTGGTACTTCGCGCCGCCCCGGACCAGGGTGCGCACCACGCCGGTGGCGACGGCGTACTCCAGCACCATGTGGATGTTCGGGTTGCCGACGCGGCGCATGAGGGTCGCGCCTTCGAACTCCAGGCGCAGCATGGCCAGATCCTTGACGTGAACCGTCAGCAGGAAGACTCCAGGGTTGCGCTCGACCACGTAGGCCGCGCTGCCGTCGCCGCACTGCAACTCGCGCTGGTAGAAGGCCGAGATGGCCTGCCGCAGGCCTGCCAGGTCGGCATCGGAAGTGCGCGGCTGGCGCCTCACCCCGAGGTCGTGCTGCTGCGCCTGCGTACCGTGGCGCTCCAGGTAGTCGAACTCGTAGGCGCGCTCGAACAGGTCCGGGTGGTTCGCGTACAGCCAGAACGAGCGATGGACATCGCTCTGGCAGGCGACCAGGCCCATCAGGGCGGCACCGTCGCCAGCCGCGGCCTGGAACAAGGACTGTTTGCCGGCGCCGTCACCGAGCTGGACGCTGGCCATCAAGTTGCCGATCAGGCGATCCCGGGCCTGAACGTCCGTCCAAGCGCGAATGGCTTCCACCAGCGCCTGCGAGGTCGATGTCGCGTCATCCCAGGCGAAGTCGTCGGGCATCGCCAGGCCGTGGCCCGTCAGGAAGTTGCGCAGCGCGGTGTCCACCGGCAGCTCAAGCAGCACGTCGACAAAGGTCTTCTTCATCTTCTCGGTCCTTTCCGAAGAGGCGTCGGAGGTCTGCGGACCGATGAGGCGGGTGCGCGAGCCGGCGACTGCGGGTTACTGAACAATATTCCCGCCTTAGTAAAGCAGCGAGATACAGCGTGATTCTGTCTTGATCATTTCCGCTTGTCAATCGACAGGGCACACCTAGCCCTCTTTGGTATCTCTTGGCTATACTGTCAGTCTTGGGTTCACACACTGACTGTTCATTCGAGACGGGGACATCGCCATGGCTTCGGCGTTTGGATCACGCCTGCGGCGCTTGCGCGAGGCAAAGAAACTGACCCTGCAACAGGTCGCCTACGCGGTCGGCTGCACCAAGGCCTACATCTGGGAATTGGAGATGAAGGATGGGCAGCGCCCCTCGGCCGAACGGGTTCACGCGCTGGCCAAGGTGCTGGGCGTGACGATGGAGGACGTGATGGGCGACACCCTCGACAAGGTGCCCCAGGCCAGCCCCGAGGACGTCCAGTTCTTCCGCGAGTACGCTGGCATGACGGACGAGGAGAAGCAGCGCTACCGGCAAGCGCTCGATCTGATGTTCGGCTCGCGCAAAGACGAGGCCGGCAAGGCGTGAGCAGCGGCGCACCACTCAACGGCTTCACCGCCGCCGCCACGATCCTGAAGTGGCTGCGGGCGGCGCACGGCCAGGCCGTGGTGCGTGTCGACCTGGATCAGGTCCGTGAAGGCTTGCCCGGCAGCCCTCTCGGCAAGGACGTGCGGGTCATCATGCCGCCCATGCCTTCGCCGGTCGAACACTGCGAGGGCATGCTGGTGCGCAATCCGAAGGATGCCGCCGAGTGGGGGATCTTCGTCAACCCGGACGCTGGGCCCGAACGGCGTCGGTTCACCATCGCGCACGAGCTCGGCCACTTCGTTCTGCACCGAGCACGACAAGGGTCCTTTCACTGCGACAAGGAGTCGGTCCACTTCGGCCTCGACACCGCCGCCCTCATCGAACGGGAAGCCGACGAGTTCGCCAGCAACATCCTGATGCCCGGCGACGTGCTGCGCGACGCCATCGCCAACCGCCGCATCGACCTCAAGGTGTTGAGCGATCTGGCCAAGACGTTCGAGGTGTCCTTCGAGGCGCTGTGCATCCGGTTCATCAAGTACACGGACCAGCGCGCGATCCTGCTGCACTGGGACAACGGCTTTCTGAAGTACGAGTGGCGCAGCAAGAGCGCTGTGCGCACGCGCGCCCGCATCCGGCGAACCTCCGATCCGCAGGAGCCGCTGCCTGGCACCCTGGCGGCCGACGCCAGCGTCGCGCAGGCGTGGGACGGCGTCGAGCTTCCGGCATCGACGTGGTGTGCCGAGGAAGCGGCCTACATGAAGCTGCGTGAGTTCAAGCACAGCTACGGCGCGCGTGACCGCGTGCTGTCCCTGCTGATGCTCGAAGGCGCCGAGCCCCGCCCCTGGGACCAGTCCTGGCAGGACGGCGAAAGCTTCGACAGCTACGACCAGTTCATATCTAACGGGCAACACCCGGTTCGTTGACTGGCCAAGGTTCATGAACGACGACATGAAACCCCTCAGCACGATGGCGTTGCCTCAGTACGCTTCGTCGAATGATTTCATGGATCGGTTCCTCGATGCGATTCACACGCAGGGTAAGGAGATCGAACGATCCCCAAACACCAGGGGCATCAAACTCGTAGATGGATCAGAACTTCAGGCCGACGCGCTGTCCTACTTCACCGACAACAAACAGCGGCTCGAAGTAGAGTTCTTTGGTGACCTTGCGGACGCGATCGGCAGATCCAAGGCAATGGCGTTCTGCGACGTCATCGCGATGAACTGGTACGACGGGAGATCCAAGCGCGAGGCGCCTCCAGTCTTGCGCCTCAAGGCCGCGGTGCGGTCGTATCTTGAGCGAATCGTTCGCACCGGAGTCACTCTGCCCGACCTCGTCGTAAAGCACGAGGATCTGCAGGTCGAACCATCTTTCGATGCGACGGAGATTGCCAAGATCCTGCAGGTCAACGACATCCTCCTCTACAAGCACATCGAAGGCTGGCTGAGCGAGCATCCCGACTCGACCATGATGTCGCGAGGCGACGTCTTCTTTCGGCGAGGCCTTGCGCTGCAACGGCCGTTCGCAGATGGCGATCTGTACCGGGAGTGGGACTTCATCAACTCGTACTCAATCGCCATCAGCGCGCCGGAGAAGTTTGCCCAAATGCAGGTCGGATGTGTTCCGGCCCTGGTTAGCGCCGACTGCGACTATTTCAATGGTCGCGTCCTCTTCTTCTCACCCTTCGTGCCAGCTATGCCTGCAGGGCAACTCGAGGTCGGCGCGATCCCGAACGACAGACCGGACCACCTGCGCAGCCAAGGTCAACACGGTGGTGTCCACGAGTATCTGGTTGGTCGTTATCCAGGGTGACGATGGGGCTACGGTATGCGCATCTGACCGCAGACGCCCGCCGAAACACGTTACACGGAGCCCCCTCGATTCCTAGCATGACAAGAGTTTTCCCTAGGAACGCTTGCCATGCACGAACTAGAACCCCTCTCCTTCTCTCCTGCTGCTGACCGTCCACGGCACGCGCACCAAGAGGTCGTTGATCTGCTGGCCGCCGCACTGCTGCGGCTGCGCGGGCAGCACCAGCCACCGTCCGATTCTTCAATCGCCGCCGACAGCGACGCGGTTGGCCTTGGCTTCCTCGGCCAGGAGCGCGTGAATGCGAACCCGGATCACGACAACGGAGTTCGCCCATGACGGCACACACACCACAGACCGACGCGGTCAGCATCACCGCCCGCATCGCCCAGCTTCCGCACCTGCCGATGGACAGCCTCTGGGCGTTGTGGGACGAGCACTTTGACGAGCGCCCAAACCACCACCACCGAACCTGGCTGGAAAGCCGGCTGGCCTACAAGATCCAGGAGCGCGCACTCGGCGGGCTCAAGTCCTCGGTGAGGCGCAAGCTGGAGGAGATCGGCGAGACGGGCATCCTGCCCCGGCAGCTGCGACGCGACGCCAACCGCCTTCTGCCGGGCACCGTGCTGACGCGCATGTACGACGACATCGAGCACCGAGTGTTCGTGCGGGGCCCCTTCGATTTCGACTACCGGGGTCAGCGATTCAAGAGCCTGTCCGCGGTTGCACGCCACATCACCGGCACGCACTGGTCCGGGCCCGTGTTCTTCGGCTTGAAGTCGGGTGACAAGAAGAAGGAGCCGGCATGAGGGCGAACCGACAGCCGGGCACGCCGTTGAGCCCGATCACGCCGAAGAAGCGCTGCGCCGTCTACACGCGCAAGTCCACTGACGAGGGGCTCGACCAGAAATACAACAGCCTCGAGGCGCAGCGTGATGCCGGACTGGCCTACATCGCCAGCCAGCGCCACGAGGGCTGGATCGCCGTCAACGACGGCTATGACGACGGCGGCTACTCGGGTGGCAACGTGGACCGCCCGGCACTCAAGCGCTTGTTGGCGGACATCGAGGCCGGGCGGGTCAACATCATCGTCGTCTACAAGATCGACCGCCTGACGCGCAGCCTGCCCGACTTCGCCAAGCTGGTCGAGGTGTTCGACCGCAACGGTGTGTCCTTTGTCTCGGTCACGCAGCAGTTCAACACGACGACATCGATGGGCCGGCTCACGCTCAACATCCTGCTGTCGTTCGCCCAGTTCGAACGCGAGGTCACCGGCGAGCGCATCCGCGACAAGATCGCGGCCAGCAAGGCCAAGGGCATGTGGATGGGCGGGATGCCGCCGCTCGGCTACGACGTCGTCGAGCGCAAGTTGATCGTCAACGAACGCGAGGCCGCCTTGGTGCGCGACCTCTTCCGGCGCTATGCCGAACATGGCTCGGCCGCGCGCTTGGTGCGCGAGATGGCCGTAGAGGGACACACCACCAAGGCCTGGGTGACGAAGGATGGCCGACAGCGGACCGGCCGGCCCATCGATCAGCAGTACATCTTCGCCATGCTGCGCAACCGCATCTACCTGGGCGAGATCCGCAACAAGGGGACGTGGTTCACCGCCCAGCACGAGGCCATCGTGCCGCAGGCGCTGTGGGACGCCGCGCATGCCTTCGTCGAGCGCCGCAAGCAGGCGCCGCGTGAGCACCGCGCCAAGCATCCAGCCCTCCTGGCCGGGCTGCTCTTCGCGCCCGATGGCCAGCGCATGCTGCACACCTTCGTCAAGAAGAAGAACGGGCGGACGTACCGCTACTACGTCCCCTACCTGCACAAGCGCCGGAACGCCGGCGCCACCCTGTCGCCAGGCCTGCCCGATGTCGGCAACCTGCCAGCCGCCGAGATCGAGAACGCGGTGCTGGCCCAGATCCACGAGGCGCTGTCTGCGCCGGAGGTGCTGATCGGCACATGGCGTGCGTGCCAGCGCCATCCGGCAGGCGCAGCGCTCGACGAAGCGCAGGTGGTCGTGGCGATGCAGCGCATCGGCGCTGTGTGGGAGCAGTTGTTCCCCGCCGAGCAGCAGCGGCTGACCCGCTTGCTGATCGAGCGCGTGCAGATGCACGAGCAAGGCATCGACATCCACTGGCGAGACGATGGGTGGATTGGCCTCGGCCCGGACATCGCCGAGCACCCCCTCGTCGAGGAGGCTGGCGACATGCAAGAGGAGGCTCTGGCATGACCGAAAACAGCAACGCCCCTGCCGGCAATCCGCGCCTTCTCGGCGTGCGCATCGAAGTCGGCACGGACACACGCAGCTACGTCAGCGAACAGCAGCGCGTGACTCTGGTCCCGCTGACGATCAAGCGCCGGCAGAACCGAAAGCTGCTCATCCCCCCAACCGCCGGGGATGCGGCACGGGCATCGGGCGGGCTCGATGTCCCGATGATCAAGACCTTGGGCAAGGCCTTCTACTGGAAGCGCCTGCTCGACGAGGGTCGCTACCCGACCGCCACCGATCTCGCGCGGGTGCTGAAGCTCGAGACTGGCTGGGTGGCGGAAGTCCTCCGGCTCACCATGCTTGCGCCCGACATCATCGAGGTCATCCTCGATGGTCGACAGCCCCGGCACCTGAACTTGCAGGTGCTACGCGGCCGCCACGAACTGCTCCCGCGCGACTGGTCCGAGCAGCGCAAGGCGCTCGGATTCGACAGCAGCGCAGCCTGAGATCGGTAGGCACCCACCACGACGGCGAGCCCTGTGCTCGCCGTCTTCGTTTCCGGCATCGCACGGATTGGCGAACCAGAAGTTCCGGCATGGTTCGCCATTGCGTCCCTCCTAAGTTCGCCACCCGAAGCCTGCAATGACACCTGTTCCTCAACAGCGTCAAAGGAGGCTTCCATGCCGACAACGGCAAGCACCATTCCCCGGTCGCCCCACCAGGCGATCAACAGCCTGTCCCCCAGTGACCGTCGCGTACTGACGGAGATCGAGCTCGCGCAGCGCTGGGGCGTCAGCCCCAAGACCCTGCAGCGCTGGCGCAGTGAAGGTCGTGGGCCCCGCTACCTGAAGTTGTCCAAGCGCGTCAGCTATCCGCTCGACGCCGTCGTCGACTTCGAGCGCTACGCACTGCACGACTCGACGTCCGAGCGCGCCGTTCGCTGAAGGGGACAACGATGAGCGATCTCACCATCTACCCCGCCCAGATCACCGAGATGTCGGTGGCCCAGTTGGAGGCACTGCCTCCTGACCAGCTGGCCGAGGTCCAGCACAACCTGGAGCAGTTGCAGGACTGGACCAAGCAGGCCAAGGCCAAGCTGGACGCCGCGCTGGTCCGCCGCTTCGGCGAACTGGAGCGCGCCGCCCGCGCCGATTCGGGCAAGGACTTCGGCACCGTCCATTTCAGCGACGGCCCGTTGCGCGTCACGGCCGACCAGCCCAAGCGCGTGTCCTGGGATCAGCCGCAGCTGGCGGCCATCGCCCAGCGCATCGCCGCCTCCGGCGAACGGGTCGAGGACTACCTCGACGTCGAGTTCAGCGTGCCCGAGTCGCGCTTCAACAACTGGCCCACCGCGCTGCGCTCGCAGTTCGAAGCCGCGCGCACCGTCAAGCCCGGCAAGCCGTCTTTCCGGCTGGCCTTTGCCTCCGAGGACTGATCCATGAGCACCGAACTGATTCCGTTTGATTTCGAAGGCCGTCCGGTCCGGGTCGTCACCGATACCCAGGGCGAACCGTGGTTCGTCGCGGCGGATGTCGCCCAGTCCCTCGAATACCGCATGGCCAGCGACATGACCCGCTCGCTCGATGATGACGAGAAGGGTACGCAGATTGTGCGTACCCCATCGGGCGATCAGGAGATGCTGGTCATCAACGAGTCCGGCCTGTACTCCGCGATCCTCAAGAGCCGAAAGCCCGAGGCCAAGCGCTTCAAGCGCTGGGTGACCAGCGAGGTGCTGCCGGCCATCCGCAAGACCGGCGCCTACGCCGGGCGCGGCGGGCCGCTGGCGCTGCCCGCGCCAACCCACGACCGCGTCGCCTCCCTCCTGCTGATCGGCGAGGCGGTAGCGAAGGTCCCGGGCGTGAAGCCCGGCATCGCGATGGCCGCGACGCTGACCTGCATCCACGAGAACACCGGGCTCTCGGTCGAGACGCTGCGTCGAGCACTGCCTGCCGCCAACGAGCCGACGTGCTCGCTCAACGCGACCCAGCTCGGCAAGCTGCTCGGCATCACCGCCCGGGCGACCAACCAGCGACTCGCGGCACGGGGCCTGCAGCTGCGCAACGAGCGCGACGAGTGGGAACTGACCGAGGCCGGCGAAGCCTGGGCTGAGGCGATGCCTTACTCCCGCAACGGCCACAACGGCTACCAGATCCTCTGGAACCCCGCGGTCGCCGAACTGCTGAAGGAGGTGGCGTGATGGCCCTTCCCATCATCACCGCCGACCAGCGGCTGCGCGAGAAGCAGGGCGTCAAGCTGGTGCTGCTGGGCAAGAGCGGCATCGGCAAGACCAGCCAGATCAAGACCCTGCCCGAGGCCTCGACGCTGTTCGTCGACCTGGAAGCCGGGGACCTCGCGGTGAAGGACTGGCGCGGCGACTGCGTGCGGCCGACCACCTGGCCCGAGTTCCGCGACCTGGTCGTCTTCCTGGCTGGCCCGAACCCGGCGTTGCCGGCCGAGGCGCTGTTCTCGGAGGCGCACTACCGGCACGTGTGCGAGCGCTACGGCGACCCGGCGCAACTGGCGAAGTACGACTGCTACTTCGTCGACAGCATCACCGTGCTCGCTCGGCTGGCGCTCATCTGGGCCAAGACCCAGCCGCAGGCGATCTCAGAGCGTACCGGCAAGCCAGACACGCGCGGCGCCTACGGCTTGCTCGGCACCGAGATGCTGACCGCGCTCACACACTTGCAGCACGCGCGGGGCAAGCACGTCGTCTTCGTCGCCATCCTCGACGAGCGTGTCGACGACTTCAACCGCAAGGTGTACGCCCCGCAAATCGAGGGTGCCAAGACGGCGGCCGAGCTGCCGGGGATCGTCGACGAGGTGGTGACGCTGGCCGAGATCAAGGCCGAGGACGGCAGCGCCTACCGTGCCTTTGTATGCCACACGCTCAATCCCTACGGCTACCCGGCCAAAGACCGCTCCGGCCAGCTCGAGCTGCTGGAGCCGCCCGACCTGCGCGCGCTGATCGCCAAATGCGCCGCCGCCACCCAACCCCAGACATCCAAGGAGTAAGCCATGTCCAACTGGCAAGATTTCAACGACGCCGAACAGCAGCAGAGCTTCGACCTCATCCCCAAAGGCACCGTCGCCCGCGTGCGCATGACGATCAAGCCCGGTGGCCACGACGACGCGGCCCAGGGCTGGACCGGCGGTTACGCCACGCAGAGCTTCGAGACCGGATCGGTCTACCTGGCCTGCGAGTTCGTCGTGCTGGAGGGTGAGTACGCACGCCGCAAGCTGTGGTCTAACATCGGCTTGCACAGTCCGAAGGGGCCGGCGTGGGCCAATATGGGGCGGGCCTTCCTCCGTGCCGCACTCAACAGCGCGCGCAACGTTCGCCCGCAGGACAACTCGCCCCAGGCCGCGGCTGCCCGCCGCATTCAGGGCTTCCACGAGCTCGACGGCCTGGAGTTCGTCGCGCGCATCGACGTCGAGAAGGACGGCCGAGGCGAACTGCGTAACGTCGTGAAGATGGCCGTCGAGCCCGACCAGCCCGACTACCTGCAGGCCATCGGTGGCGCGCCCGGCGCTGCCGTGCCCACTGCGCGGTCGCGTGTTTCCGCCCCGGCGCCGCAAGCCGCGCGTCCTGCCATCCCGGGCAAACCCGCCTGGGCTCAATGAGGGGGACGCGTGAAATGCTGGGTCTGCGAACGTCAGGCGCGGGGATTCGGCCACACCGACAACCGACACGGTGTGGGCGATCCTCGGCGCTACCCCATCGACTGGGTGTTCTGCTCGCGCCGTTGCCAGGACGCGTTCCATGCGCTGTACCGCAACTGGCTGCGCGCCAAGGAAGGCCGCATCGACAAGACGGAGGTCGCCATGATCGATCCGTCTGATGTCGAACTGGCCGCGATGAAGAAGTGCCTCAAGGCTTTCGGTGAGGTGGCGGGCGAGATCGGCTTTGCCAAGCCGCTGGGTGAATACTCCGAAGCTGAGGCGATGCAGGTGATCGATGCCATCGTCACCTGCTACACCGAGTCTATGGTCGAGCACCACGAGGCGAGCAAGTTCCCGACCGTGCGCGGTATGCCGCCGACGGCCGATCCGCTGGCGAGCCCCTTCGCCGACATGGAAGACGCCTTGCCTTTGGCGGTCGCCGAAGGGGGGAAACCATGATCGACTTCAACTCCTCGGCCAGCCTGTCGGGTCAGGTCACCGCTCTCGTGGACGCGGGCATGCAGCACGCTCGCGCTCGGCAGACACCGCGTGGCTATCTTGGCGGCTCGCGCCTGGGCATGGCGTGCGAGCGCGCGCTGCAGTACGAGTTCGCACAAGCCCCGGTTGATCCTGGACGTGACCCTGATGGGCGGCTGCTTCGCATCTTTGAACGCGGCCACGTCATCGAGGACTGTGCGGTGACCTGGCTGCGCGACGCGGGGTTCGACCTGCGCACGCGCAACGCCAACGGTGAGCAGTTTGGCTTCGTTGCCGTCGATGGACGGCTGCAAGGGCATATCGACGGCGTGGTCGTCGACGGTCCGGACCTGGGGCAGGGCTGCGGATACCCGGCGCTCTGGGAGAACAAGTGCCTCGGCTCAAAGTCCTGGCGCGAGCTCGAGAAGAACCGTCTGGCCGTGGCCAAGCCGATCTACGCGGCCCAGGTGGCGGTCTACCAGGCCTATCTCGAACTGCACGAGCACCCTGCGCTTTTCACGGCGATCAATGCTGACACGATGGAGATCTACGCGGAGCTGGTGCCCTTCGATGCCGCACTGGCGCAGCGCATGTCGGACCGCGCGGTCAAGGTGATCTCAGCAACCGACGCCGACGAACTGCTGCCGCGCGGGTTCAACGATTCCACCCACTTCGAATGCCGGATGTGCCAATGGCAGGACCGGTGCTGGAGAAACACACCATGAGCAATTCACCGCTGGCCCAGGTGCTTGGCGAGCGTCTGGTCAACGCACGCGAGGCGGCGTTGTGCCTGAACCTGCCCATGCACTGGCTCACCCAACCCAAGGTACGTCACCGGCTCGGCCTGCCCCATTACCTGGTCGGAAAGCTCGTGCGCTTCAAGTTAAACGAACTCGCGGACTGGATCAACGCCCAGCAGACGCAGGTGAGCGTCGAGGCCACCGGAGAGGGCGCCGATGCTGGACTTCAATGAGATCGAGCCGCTTCACGAGGTGACGGTGACGCCGGAACGCGATGCTGTGCGTGCAGACCTGCTCGCGCGCTTGGAATCGGTGCTGTTTGCCATGTTCCCCGCGGGCAAGAAACGCCGGGGCAAGTTCCTGATCGGCGACGTGCTGGGCAGCCCTGGCGACAGCCTCGAGGTCGTACTCGATGGCGAGAAGGCGGGGCTATGGACCGATCGTGCGACGGGCGATGGTGGGGACATCTTCGGCCTGCTGGCGGCCTACCTCGGCGTGAACGTGACGCAGGATTTCCCGAAAGTCCTGCAGTACGCCGGTGACTTGGTCGGCCGCGCCCCGGCTACGCCGACCCGCAAGGTCAAGAAGGAGGCTCTGGTCGATGACCTCGGTCCGGCCACTGCCAAGTGGGACTACCTCGATGCCGCCGGACAGTTGATCGCGGTCGTCTATCGCTACGACCCGCCTGGACGGAAGAAGGAGTTCCGCCCTTGGGATGCCAAGCGCCGCAAGATGGCGCCGCCCGAACCCCGGCCCCTGTTTAATCAGCCCGGACTGGTGGCGGCCGAGACGGTGGTCCTGACCGAAGGTGAGAAGTGCGCGCAGGCCTTGATCGGTGCGGGCGTCGTGGCGACCACGGCCATGCACGGCGCCAACGCGCCAGTGGACAAGACCGACTGGACCCCGCTGCAGGGCAAGGCCGTCCTTGTGTGGCCCGACCGCGACAAGCCGGGCTGGGAGTACGCCATGTCGGCTGCGCAGGCGCTCCTGACGGTGGGCGCCGCGTCCTGTGACGTGTTGCTCCCACCCGACGACAAGCCGGACGGCTGGGACGCGGCGGATGCCATCAACGAAGGGTTCGACATCCAGGGGTTCATCGCCTGCGGCCCACGCATGTGCATCAAGCCGTTGAACACCGCGCGCTCGCAGGAAGCCACGGTCTGGGCGACGGACGATGCCTTGGCGCTGGCCTTCACCTCGCGCTATGCCGACGACTGGCGGTACTGCGCGGCGTGGGGCAAGTGGCTGGTGTGGACAGGCAGCCGCTGGCAGCCCGACGAGACCCTGCTGTCGCACCACCTGATCCGCTCCATCTGCCGGGAGGCGGCGCTCAAGGTCGACTCGCACCGACTGGCGGCGAAGCTGCTGGCCAGCGGCACCGTGGGCGGCGTGGATCGGCTGGCGCGCTCCGACCGTCGTCACTCGTCAACGTCCGAGGAGTGGGACGCGGATCTCTTTGCGTTGAACACGCCGGGCGGAGTGGTCGATCTGCGCACCGGTCGGCTGCGTCTGCACGACCGCGCCGATCGGATGACGAAGTTGGCGACGGCCACACCGCGAGGGGACTGCCCGCGCTGGCGCTCGTTCCTCGACGACGTGACCGGGGGCGACCAGGACTTGCAGGCCTACCTGCAGCGCATGGTCGGCTACTGCCTGACCGGCGCCACCAGCGCGCACGCGCTGTTCTTCCTCTACGGCACGGGCGCCAACGGCAAGTCGGTGTTCGTGAACACGCTGGCCACGATCCTGGGGGACTACGCCACCAGCGCGCCGATGGACACGTTCATGGAGGCACGCGGCGATCGGCACCCGACCGACCTCGCCGGACTGCGCGGCGCGCGCTTCGTGGCATCGATCGAAACCGAACAGGGGCGGCGCTGGAACGAGTCCAAGGTCAAGGCCATCACCGGCGGCGACAAGGTGTCGGCGCGCTTCATGCGGCAGGACTTCTTCGAGTACTTCCCGCAGTTCAAGTTGGTGATCGCTGGCAACCACAAGCCATCGATCCGCAACGTGGACGAAGCCATGAAGCGCCGCCTCCACCTGATCCCGTTCACGGTGACGGTGCCGCCCGAGAAGCGCGACGGCCAACTCACGGAGCGCCTGCTGGCCGAACGGGACGGGATCCTGGCCTGGGCGATCGACGGCTGCCTCGCGTGGCAGCGCGACGGGCTGCAGCCGCCGCCGTGCGTGGTGTCTGCCACCGAGGAGTACTTCGAGGCCGAGGACGCACTGGGTCAGTGGATCGAGGAGCGTTGCCTGCTCTCCAAGAGCCACCGCGAGGGCGTGTCGGAGTTGTTCACCGACTGGCGTGAATGGGCAGAGCGGGCCGGCGAGTACGTCGGCTCTGTCAAGCGCTTCGCTGAACTCATGGCCACACGCAAGTTCGAGAAGTGCCGCTTGACCGGGGGTGCGCGGGCGCTGGCTGGCATCAGCCTGCGTCCGAAGCCTTACGGGGGCGGCTATCCCTACCGAGACGACTGATACGGGGTCGAGTGACGGATTTGACAAGTCTACTGATTAACCCCTTACGCGTGCGCGTACGCACACGATAGAGAGGTAACCGGCAAACCCGTCACATCCGTCACTCGCCCCAGAAATGGAGCAAGAGATGAATACGACGATCCTGGCCCTCGATCTGGGCACCCGTACCGGTTGGGCACTGCTGCACCTGGACGGAACGATCACGAGTGGCACCGAGCAGTTCAAGCCGCAGCGGTTCGAGGGCGGGGGCATGCGCTTCCTGCGCTTCAAGCGTTGGCTGGCCGAACTGCTCACGGCTTGCGACCACATCAACGCGGTGTACTTCGAGGAAGTCCGTCGGCATGCGGGCGTGGATGCCGCGCACGCCTACGGCGGCTTCATGGGCCACCTCACGGCTTGGTGCGAGCACCACGGCATCCCGTACCAGGGCGTGCCCGTGGGGACGATCAAGAAGCACGCGACCGGCAAAGGCAACGCCGGCAAGGACGAGATGATCGCGTCGGTCACCCAACGTGGCCACCGTCCCGGTGACGACAACGAAGCCGATGCGCTCGCCATCCTGCATTGGGCGATAGAGACGCAGGAGGTGTGAGATGAAGATGCACACCCCCTCCTACCGTTGCCCCCTCGGACGCCTGCAGCCCGAGACCACCGATGTAGAGGCCATCAAGCAGCAGGGCTGGCGCGAGCAGCACATCCTGGTGGTCAAGGAGTCCGACGACCGTCTGGACTTCGTCGAGCGCGAGTTCGTTCGCCGCATCGGCGAGCGCTTGTACGGAGTGGGAGGACGCCGCCGTGACTAGGACCGCCACCCTGTGGACCATCGAGGACGTCGCAGCACGCTTCGAGGATGCCGCAACCACCGGACGACGTCTGCCGCCCGTGCGCGTGCAAGGCTACTTCAACACCTGGCCACAGATTGTTCGCCAGCAGTGGGAACTCTTCTCGGCCGACGAGCCGGTCTACCGACCCTTCCCTCCAAGCCCCGAAGCGGTGGAGCAGATGCTGGAGACGATGCGCTGGGTGCTCTGGCTCGAGGTCGAGGAGCGGCACCTGATCTGGATGCGTGCCAAGCGATACGGCTGGCGCGACATCTCGACGCGGTTTGCCTGCGATCGAACGACGGCATGGCGGCGGTGGCAGCGCGCACTGCAGCTCGTGGCCGACAGGCTCAATGGGGTTGCTCGTTCGTCGTGAATTAGCGTGTTTTGGCGCGAGCAGTCGCGAGCCAGATGGTGTGCGATGGCATGAGCGACTTTTCCTCATGCAACAAATCACCCCGGTTGCCCGTAGTATTCGAGCTATCTTCTGGACAGAGTTGACTTGGGGCAGACCGACGCGATCGCGACGGGTCCTTCCTCCCGAAAGTGCCATGCGGGGGGCGCGAGCGCGGCGCTTTTTTAGCGTCAGGGTGCGAACCGAGGTTCGCACGGTTCGCAGTTCGCACCCCGCCAGTTCGCACTAACCCCAAAACCCGCCCACGGCTTCGTCGGCGGGTTTTCTACTTTCAGGACATCATCTTTGAACACGCTCAACGTCGAGTACCGCAAGGTCGAGGCGCTGATTCCCT